AAAACAAAACAGTGTTTCTAACGCTATTAATCATAGGATATATTTTCTACAAAAGTACAAAAAAAAAGAGGTCACAATTTGCGACCTCCCCCTTTCACGGATTTGTTTGTGCTTATAGCTTATTCGTGATATTTTGAAGCACATCCAGACCTTCGTCTGTCTTAAAGAACAAAGCTAAGGAATGATATAGGTTCTCTCCAAATGGAGCCACCATAATTTTATTGTTTTTATTATCAGCCCACGTAACTGTCCTATTGTCACCCTTGACATGAAGTATTCCCATCTCTACAGCTCTAACAGCTATGTTTCTAAGCTTTAGGTTTTCATCATCAGCAAGAGTCATAAACTCTGATGGATTGTTTTTAGCCCAAATAATCATGTCTCTTCTTAACTCAGATGATGTTAAAAGACTAACATTAGACTTCATGATGACCCTAGCAACAGCTTCAAGGTCGTCTATATCCATATCTTTTGCTGCTATCTGTGCGTCTAGTTCAGAGTAAATACTCTCAACCTCTTTACTTGCATTCTTCTCTTTATCTAACTCTGTAAACTTCTTATTAAAGTCAGGGTGTATAAGTAAAAACTTCTGCAAGTTTACATTCCAATCGGGAACAATAAGTTTTCCGTTCTCAAAAACAATAGGCTCTAAAGTAGCAACGCCGTCTTGCTCATCTACAAAAGGACTTAGTTGATTTGTTGCATAACGCAATGCTCTATTTAGCTTGCCGTCAAAATAAGTGAGAGGTTTTCTGCCTGTGTGTTTTACCGATATCATTGATCGGATGGGTGATTTGTTGCCAGTTAAAATGAACACCCTTGTTTTTTGTTCTAAATCTGGGAAAAGTGCATTATACCCAGATACTGTAATAGTTTTTGACATTTTATTATAATTTGATTTAATTTAAAAAAAAGGAGGGAAACTTAAATAAGCCCCCTCCTTATGTAATATTACTGCAACAAGATGAAGTTATTTACACCCATTGTGCAAAGCGCACGCTCTGACAAGAAGTGAGCCTCCATGTTGTCTTTATCAGTAGTCGCTGCACCACCTGCAGAACCAACAACCCAAGACTTATATTTTCTGTCTTCAGTTGGCGATACTCGGTAGCGAACGTGTAGGAATGGACGCTTAGCGTTTTCTCCCATTACTTGATCATAAACAGTTGTAGTACCTGCTGGTACAACGATACCATCAATACCACCAACGTTACCACGAGTAGTAGCATCGTTTAGATATTTCCAGTCTGACTTGTAGAAGTCATACCCGATACGGAATCCTGTAAATCCAAGATTTAACGCCATATCTTCGTCATTGTCAAACAAACCATAAGAAGCAGTTGATGCTCCTGAGTTGTTTTGAGCAGCTAAAACTTTGTCAATATCAAAAGAAGTAGAACGATTTACGAAAATAACATTTTCTTGAATCGAACCTTCTTTGTCAAGAACTTTAGCTAAAGCTTCAAGGTCATCACGATCTGTGATTGTTCCAGAAGAAACGTTACCGTTGTTTTCTACTTCGAAGAAGAGACCTTTTGTTCCTTTGTAGCCTACATCTGTACCAGTAGTTAATGCTGCTACACCAGAACCTGTACCTGCAGGCTCACCTTCAATCATAGAAGTTTCTAGGTAGTCCTCAAAGCGTAAACGAGTTTCGCTTTCAGATTTCAAATACCAAAGGTAACCAGAAGCACCGTTTTCTGAGGTAACTTCTACCCAACCGATATGAGCCATTTCAGAACCTGAAACTTCATATTTATCTTTGATGATGATTGGGTTGTTTTCTTTAGAATCGAAGGCTGCTTCAAGAGATCCAGTCATGCCATCTGTCCCTTTTTGGAATTCAGAACCATAAACAAAGATTGTTACAGCATCGTTTGCTGCATACAATGCATCGCCACCTGAAGTTTTTTCAACTAGGCTAAAGTTTTGGTAAAGAGCAACATCAATACTATCTGCAGCAGATGCATCAGTAATGAGGGCTTTTGCTTGAACGCCATTAGGTCCGTTAATGATAATAGTCTGGTTAGTACGGAAGCTGTGTCCTGTTACCGCAATGGTATCTGCGTCTGTAACAGTTCCTGAAGCTTGTACGTGTAGTCTTCCTTGCTCACTCCACTTAATTAAGTCAGAGCTAGAAGGGATCTCAGCGCCAACCATACGCAAGAAAGATGCTACAGAACGGTTTCCGTAACGCTCAAATTCTTTCTCATATAGATCTGGTAAATATTGCTGAGCAAAGTCATAATCGCTATTAGAAAGGTAGTTATCATTGGATAACGACTTCCCTGGAGCGGGTGTTAGTGAAGTAGATCCTGTAACGGATCCAGCTCCACTAAAAGTAATAGATTGTGCCATTTTTTAAATGTCTTTAAAGGTTTTTATTTATCTTTTTTTAATCTTAAGTCCAGTTCCAAACCCTTGGTTGCTATCTACAACCTTAAATTTAGCTCCGGGTTTCGATGATTCAACGTTTGTGCGCACATTCATATCAATATTCTTTCCATCCTTGACCACTTCATTAACCGCATCGGCTTTACCTTGCTCATAAAAGAACTTAGCATAAGACTCTGAGTTCATAGCCATGTGTAAAGATTGATGATATTTATTTGCGTCCTTCAAGAAACCTTTTTCATCCACAAATCGTTGTATAAAGTTGTTTAAATCTGATTGATTTTTGGCAACTTCGTTAACGCTTTTTGGCTTGTAGGTCACAGTTTTCTCGCCGAGATTATATTCAAAACCTTTGAATTTATCATTAAAAAAACTTGATGTCTTCTGCTCAAATATTTTTCTTTGCTCATTAGACAGTTTTTCTTGGTTTGCAGCCTCATCATTATATTGCTGGTAGAACTCAACAGCATTTTTAACATCGTCAGGAAAAGCATCCATACTTGACTCAAGTGGTGCTTTGTATTTTTCCTTTATATTGTTAAAATACTCTTTTGCTCTATGCAGCTCTTGCTTTTTCTCTAAACTCTTCCTTTTCCTATCGCTTTCTGTATCGACATTTTCATCAACTTCATATTTTTCGTTGATTAGATAGCTAATATCATTGTCATCTAGCTCTGGGTTAGTTTGCATGTAGTACTCACGCAACAAAGCTTGATCTTCATACTCACTAACATCTTCGTTAGCTTTAACAAAATCCTTCAAACCACGATTGGTTTGTTCCTTGTATTGCAGGTACTTTTCAACTTCCTCTGGAAGGTCTAGTACTTCTTCATTATTTGAAAGAACGTCTTCTAATTCTTTTGCATTAATCTGATATCTATCTGTTAGATAATCATTTACAATGTCTTCTTTTTTGAGCTCCTGTGGCTTTCCTTCCTTTGGCTCTGTCTCAGTTGCTTCGGGCTGTTGTTCTTCTACAACCTCCTCTTCTTTTTGCTCAACTGTATTTTCTTCCTTCACATCAGCAACTTCCTCCTTTTGAGGCTCTGCTTCAGTTGTCTCTGGTTCTTGGACTTTTGCCTCCTCCTCTTTTACAGGAGGTTTAGACAAATCGACTTTAAAATCAACGTCCTGATTTACATCACTCATAATAATATTATATTAAATTTTATGGTACAAAATTATTAAAAAAAACTATGCGTTTTCTTGACCCATCATATTTCTAAAGTTAGCTAAAACATCAGAGTTTTCACCTTCCTTTTCGAAATCAACAGGAGGCGTGTTATCTTTGCGTTGTCTAATTAATTTACTCTGTTGAGAGGCTTGCTTGTCTGTTCTGTTATCTTTACGATTCTCTTTATACTCCTCTCTGCCCTTAAAAATATTAGCTTCCGCTTGTTTTAGTTCTAGGTCGAATTGATGCTTAAGTTTTAACATCTCTGCGTCAAGTTGCTGTTTTGCTTGCATACGTTGCAACTCTAACTCCGCTTTCATTTGCTCCATCTGAGATTCAGATTGAGTTTTAAATTGTTCTTCCTGCATTCTTGATTGAGAAGCAGCTTGAGCAGATTGAGTATTTGATTGAGTCTGCATCTGGATGGCTGCTTGTTGCTTTTCCATCTCTTTCTTCTCTTTTCTTACCTTACGTATCTTCAGTAAACTGTTTGCAAGAGTAATATCTTTTATGCTGCGAATATCAATAGCATCCTCTAAGCCTATCTGTCCTGATTGAATCGATTGCTGAATATTTTGCTCCAACATTTGTCTTTCTTCTTCATCAGGCTCAATTTCAATGAATATACCAAAGTCATGTAGATGAAGTGATTTTACTTCTTGAACAATTTCAAAATTATTTTTCCCTATCATCTTCGCAAAGTCTTCAGAGAAATCAGCATACTCTAGTATATCGGATATTCTGTAAGATATAGCTTCTGCAAGCCTTTTTGTTAGGAATATACCAGACTGAATAACGTGTCTTGTTGCTGTATTACTATTTAAGGCAGCTAGTTTTTGTAAACCTACAAGAGCATATTGATCAGGGTTGCTTCCGTCTCTCGCCTCATTGATGCCCGTTACAGCTCTAATCATGTTGAGCTGGTAGTTGTACATATTAATAAGACTTGCGATCTTAGCATTTGATCCACTGCTAGTTAACTCTTGGATAGGAACTCGAGCGTTGTTAAAGTCACCGTCCTCCGTGTAACTTCTACCGATAACACTACCTGTTTGGAAATACATAGATAGGGCTTCAGAAGGGTTATAAGACGCCCCATTACCAAGGTCTACACTATTTAAACCATCAGCATCAATAAACACACCATCTGGTATCATTTTCGCAACGACCTGTTGTAGTTTTAGGTGTGTTAATTGTATTTGGTCAGCAAAAGGGATCATTCTTTTGACTAAAGAATCTACATTACCTTTTGACATTTTTATGGCAGATGCAATATATGGGGGTAGAGCTTTTTGAAAAGCCGATTTTGGCCTAACCATATTACTCATTACTCCCCACTTTAATAAATGATTTGTTCCTAAAACAAGCACACCTTCATACCATACGTCTATCCTTCTTGCTACCCTTGTAAATCTAGCTTGTTCTGTCTTAGGAGGGTTAAAGTTACCGTCTTTTTTTAACGGCTTTTCGCCACCGTTTTGGTTTTGCTTAACCTTGTATACAACTTCACGATCTGTTTTGTAGCAAAAGTAAAGAAGACTAACGTTAGATTTATCTAAACCACTCTGACTCTGAAGGTTCTGTGTGCTTCTGTAACCATCAAACCTACTTGCAAGTTTTGATATTTCCTCTATTTCTTCCTGTGTAAGACTTGGATTTATTTTTTTTATCTCTGTAACATGTACAGATTTTACCTCTCCGAAGTAATAACAATCTCTAAAATTTGGGTCTTCAGTTGGTGAGTATACAAAATTTACAGGATCAACATACTCTAGACGAACACCGTGGTGAGGGTCAAAAGAGTGTTTCATAGCTGAAATACCAAGAACAACATTATCTTCGTCTATTCTTCTTTTTAGCTCGTCGTATTCGTTAAGCTCTAAAATGGTTTTAATAGCTGCCTCTTCAGCAACCTCCACGCCTTGCTTATACTTAAGATCCATATACAGCCCTAATTCCTCATCAGTCTCTGGTATTTCTTCTTGTGGAAATAAAAATGCATCAACTCCTGTATTTTGCTTTATCATAGACAGCACAGGTTTTGCTGACATATCTGATTGCATATCCCTTTTAAACATCTCCCTTTTCATAGAAGACAAATCATCTACTGCTTCAACTTTAACATCTAATAGCCTATTAGATATGCCATTGACTACAACATCTACAAACTTAGGAATGATAGGGACGGGTGTCCAATCAAGGTTTAAATAAGAAAGATCGCCATTGACGGATAATTCGTTTTTGTACTTATCAACAGGCTGCTGCCCTCTAGCGTACAATCTTCTAGTTAAATATTCAGATCTTATTTCCCCATATATACTACTACCGTGGTCTCTTGCGAACCATTCGGACTCAATAGCATGCCCAACACGGAGACCATACTCATACGTATCCTTCTCTATGTCTGACACAAATTGATTAGGAAAACCACTGCCTGAAATGAACTTCGGCTTATTTATCATAATCACCTAATAATTTCACTAACAAAACCTTTGTTACTGTATTTTGCAAAGT